TTCGTCTAGTCTTATGTCGTCTAGACCGATGTTTCACACGTCTTTTCGTTTTGTTTCTCACCTTCGCAGGCATTATATATAGATGTATATTATTTTCCATATTTAGTTACTCGTCCTCTATTTTGTATTTTATGCCTTTTAGAGGATTTACGTCTTGTAGAGCGTTTACGTCTTGTAGATGATTTACGTCTTGTAGATGATTTACGTCTTGTAGAGCGTTTACGTCTTGTAGAGGATTGTCTATTACCCCCTTCCTTTCCACTAGCCGGTAATTTTCTTGTTAATTTGACGGTTTTCATTTTACCGATAGTATCACGTAATTCATTAAATATTTTCTCATCATTTATCTTTTGTTGTAAATCATCGTAATCAATCATTATTATTTCGTTTTGTTTTGATAATCTGTCAACGTCATCCATGGTATAATAGCCTTGTTGGTATAAATACATCAATAGATTTGGTTTATCACCTTGAACAATATACCTCATTTATACTATATACAATATTTTATAGAATATATACGGTTACTCGTCCTCTATTAAACAAACTCCCTTCTGAACCTTAGGTTTTTTACTGGATTTGTATTCTTCTATACTACCATCCGTCCTATGCATGAGTATTTTGTATTTTTGTTTTTTGTAAAAGGAGATACGTTTCTGACATTGTCGTTTGAAGGTTTGGAAATTAGAATGAGTGTCATTGATATCAATGATTAACGGATGAAATTTACGAACATTCGCTTTTTCTCTCATTATTCTTCCGACGGCCTGAACCACATCGCTCTTAGGACTGGCTAAAATTATGGTATTGAGCTTCGGTATATCCATTCCTTCGGCAGCCATAGAAAAGGTTCCTAAAATGACATCTTTTTCTTGAGATTCATGTAAATCAAACGGTTTCATACCTCCTACATACAACCCGCTCGGTATTCCGGCTTGGAGTAACCACGCCAACATAGCATCCAAATGAGCGCGACGATCACTCAGAATAATCACCTTACGCCCCATTTCATAGTTGGTTTGACATAACTTGAGAATCATCTGAGTTCTAGGCCAATGATCACAGATATTATTGATTACTCGGGGTAATACTGGTTTCCCCATATAATTCAAACACGGATTACAATAGGGTTCTTGATCTGAATAATAATCCATCACATTCACCTCAACCCCTTCTGTCACCACATCTTTAGTCATATACACTATGGGACCGATGAATGATTCAAAGACCCACTGCAATCCATCTTTTCTCTTGGGTGTGGCTGATAATCCCAACATATATTTAGAAGCGACTTTTCTCATACATTTGAAAAATACCTCCGCTCCCAAATGATGACACTCGTCAAACACCGCAAACCCAAATTGATCAAAGACTTCTTGAGGATACTCTTTCACCGAAACACTTTGCACCATCGCTAACACGATATCTTTACCCTCTACATCAATCGTATCTTGTTGTATTTTCCCTATTCTAGCATTCGGTAAAAACTCTTGGATACGATCTCTCCATTGAGTCATGAGAAAATCTTTATGAACAAGGACAATTGTCTTTCGTTGCAATGAGGCGATAATTGAGAGAGCCAGCACAGTTTTACCGCCTCCACATTTTAAAGAGATAATACCCCCTCCCTGTTGATCTAGATAAACTTGTTGAATGGGAACTTGCTCAGGTCTAAGAGAACCGTTAAAAGAAATCTGAATCGGTAATCCATCGCTTATCGTATCGGTAGTCACCGTTCCATAGGTTTTCTCACCGTAAAATCTAGGAACATAATAACTCGTCTTACTTTCCATAAAGACAGGATATTCAATCTGTTGTTGTTTTCCCGGAGGACCAAATCCAGGCACCATACGAGGCTTCGCAGTCAAATCTTTCACTAATTTCGCCGATTGTTCTTTTGACAGCTCATTTTTTTTGATCTTGTATCCGTTGCGTGTCAACATAAGTTTGGTTTATTACTATTACGTGTATATCTTTTAAATCAAATTTTAATATGCTTCACTTCACATCTATATAATTCATATTCTTTATTCGATGTATCTATCCCTGATTTAATAGATAATTTTTCTAATGTATGTTTAATCATAAAACGACCATCATACCACTCAGTATCTTCTGACTGTATCCATCTCCCATTAGGGTAAGTGTGTTCTAATAATACTTCGGGTAGATAGAACGCTTTAGATTTAATTCCATGGTATCCTCTTATCATTTTTTTATAATCTTTATAAAGATAGGTTATTGTATAAAATTTAATGGGTATATGTTTATTTAGCCCTCCAGTCAAACGACTATATAGTTGACCTTGACTAATTACTTTTTGTATTAATTTATCCTCTATTGTTTGAGTCCATTTTTTATTTGTAAACCATTCACCCAAACACTCGCGAGAGTTCATATTACTATCATAACAAGTCACAAACATACCATTCGGTTCTTTAAATGTAGGAGGTTGTTTAATAAAAAAAGATAAATAACCTACAGCTTTATTTCCTAAGCTACGTGTTCGTCCGATCCACTGTAAATACCAATCACTTGGAATAATTTTATGGAGTGTTTTAAATGATAGAATATGATCCACAATATTGATATAGTTTGATTTCCTATGTTGTTTAAACATAAGGGAATGAGCTGCTTTATTTTCTAAGGTAATTGCTTTTTGCATAGGTAAGAAATGTGAGAAGTCAGCAGATACTATAATTAGTGTATCTGATAGATTTATTTTTGATGGTAGACTATCTCGTAAATTTATACCCAAAAAAGATATCTTATTCATGTTCCATTTATTATTTATAAAATGTTTTAGACATTTCATAGGAACATAATATTCATGATAATGTTTACCTAGAACATTGTGCTTAGCGGAAACAGGATAATAAAGTATACAAACTTTTTTAAATTTAAATTTAGGTTTAAACCGAAGTGTATGACTAATAATTTTACCGGTATGAGCTGTGCTAGCATGAGGTAATACATAACCTCTAATAGATGGTTCAACAATAGACGCGTGGAATTGTATATCTTTTCTGCGAAACCACATTATAGTTAGTAAATATAATTTAATAATCATCATAGGTATTTAGACGAGCCTTTTTCGCTTGTTTATATACGACTTTCTCTTTTACCACAACCTTTTCAACTATCTTAGGCTGAATACCTAGAGTCGTTTGTATGATCTCTTTTTGTTGATCGGTTAATTTAGAATAATCTTTCAAAATCGTATATACAAAATGAAAATAAGGCTCCGTTGTATCATTGGTATCCATTGATTTCAGGATATGTTCGGCGTATCCTTGGTAATACTCATTGGTTTTCCCCGGTTCAATTGTATCATAGGCAATGGATTCATCAGGCATCATATCCATCAAGATATCCATATCGGAGTGCATAGCCATTTATACTAATAGTTAGCGTCTTGCTTAAATACCTATCGTCAAATTTAAATAACTGACTATATATATGGATTTAGAATTATTACAAATAATTGCATTGTTCCTAGTTACCCTTGTGATTTGTCGCTGTGGATTGCAGATTGAAGGGTTTGATGAACAAGAAGGCGACCAAGAGGCTGACCAAGAAACAGTAGAGGAAGAAACATTGGACCAAGCGATCCAAGCTATGGAAGAAAGTAATTATTTAGATGATAATGCCTTCCAGGCTATGGCTGCCAAAGGACTCTGCACCAATGAACCCAGCACAACGAACTATCATACGTGTGAAATACAAGACGCCGCCCAAAACAGAGAAACCGTTGATCTGCGCTATGTTACGTTACCTCCCTCTACACTCAATACAGAACGTAGTCATTTATTAGGAGATCCCTTTTGTCCTCAAAGACATCCTGAAATCATGCGAGGCTTAGACGAAACCGGAAGAACCTACGATTACTCACGTGCCGGTTACAGTTCCAATGCTTATTTAGACCGAACACGTTTTTACCAATCCACGGAACCTCTCCCAATCAACCCAGATTTTTTTATGGATGGAGGGGGGACGTTTGCATAAAATATAATCTTATAGTATATAATGAAACGGCGTTCTCAAACTGCGAAAGATATTCATAAACAATTCAAACCGAATAAGTCTCCAAAACAAGTGTTTCGTCTAGGAGCTTTCGGTGGAACGTATTTTAGACCCATAAGCTCGTCAATCACAGGAAAACAGTATACTCCAGGTGAGGCTATGCGAGGCTTACCTAAGGAGTGGTTCAAAGGATTAGATATGAAAACACAAGTGACTTCTTCTACCTACAACAAAAAACTCAATAAATACAAAGTGAAATGTGGGTCTTCCCTAGAAGCTTGGGAAAACTCGGGGTGGATCGTAGAACAAGACCCCTATGGATGGTTTCAATGGTATTGTCGGTATTGCACCGGGAGACGAACTTCAGACGATGCCCGACAAATTGGACGATGGCTCAAGTTAGCCGGTCCGAACGGTCGTTTTAGACGAACCTTAATGAACAAGATAATTAAAAAAGGAACCACTCACGATGACTTTACCATAAGTCCTGTTATAAGACAAGTATTATTACATTGGGGATACCAACTCACCAAGAAAGATTTAGACCAATACAAGAAATCTAAACATCGCTAACTTGACTGAGGGGTTCGGTGGTTGGTTTCAACGGTTCCCACTTTTTAAATTTCTCATTATACTTACACTCCACATAGACATCACCGGTATTCTCCGTAAATAACTCTCGCAACATCAAACTACATTTCAAAGTAGGCACAGCCGCAATTCCATTCTTCACTATATTATTTGGTCCTTGTAAATATAACTCATATACATCTCGTTTCAAGGTTTTCTGAATCATGAAATACAACGTGGCTTTTGATTTCGGTTTTGGTTTTGATTGAATCAAGTCTTTCTCTTTAAACAAGTAGAGTATCTTAGCATAACTACATTTCAACGGCACAAAGTAAAATCCCCGAGTGCCATAATTTAATCCAGGTATCACCTCATTGAATATTGTATCTTTATCTTTGTAATCAAAATACCGCTTCACTTGAATTGGACACACATCTCCAAATGAGCCTGGTTGATACTCTGTTTTCATCATTTCATGAATCGCATTCATACGGTCCATGATCATTTTGGTTTGATAATTCTGAGATTTGAAATAATAACAATCTCCTATCAATAATAACCAATTGTGTTGTTTATCCCGAACCAGCTCCACATCAAAGAGAGACCCCGTGTAAACTGAGGAATCCATAGAATACGGAACTACAAATATCTTAGGAAAATCATATCCCACTTTAACCTTTTTATCAATTAGAAATGAATAATTCACACCATTGATTTGTGTGAAATACAGTAAATACGGTGTTCCCGAACTTTTTAAACATACGATGTGAGGATTATTCAAATTACGAGAGTATTGTTCATTGTATATTTTCGCATATCGTGATGTATAGTGAATACCCCCACAATTAAGTTTCATATGATTTAAGATAAATTCTTTGACTTCATTTGTAGTGACATTATCCACTGTCTTTCCACAAAAGCCTGTTTTCGTTAAAGAAGAGGGGTCCATGGTAATATATACTAACTCTAGATTAGCTTTAAATAATCAAATTTTTATATAACGTAAAGTAATATGATTATTGAAATTATTTCGTATAGTGTATTGATATATTTTTCACTAGATTTGCTAATCCTACTAATAAATTCATTGATGAATGTAGGTGATCCCAATCGCTGTGCCAAAGATGGATGGATTAGCGGTGGATTGGTTCTCAATAGCTCGTTGAAACCGGATGAGTGTCCCAGTCAAATCGCCGACCCAGGTATTCGGGCTGTGGGTAAGTGGCGTAAATATGCGGTTAGAGACGAAGACGGTAATTTAAGTCAGTGTTTATATGAACAACAAGTAGATGAGGTTGTCAGAGATATTCAACAAAACTATATCATTGAGGGTTACACACCAATTCAATTGTTGTCTTATGTGATTGTTCCGACAGCTACAGCCCTCGCGATTGGATTTTGGTTGATTTCAACCAGAGCGAACAAAGCCGAGTGGACGTTCTGGATAATGATTGTAACCTTGATTTATACTGGATTATCCTCCGTTGTTCAGGAAACCGCCGGTATGGATGTGACTCCCGAATCGGTTTCGTGTTTGACTCACGTGTCCGATACTCTGGGATTGCAAAATGGGGATGAATTGAAATATTCCTTTATGGCTCGCAGACAACAAGGAGATAACTGTTTTATGGAAGGCACTTATTTAGCTACGGTCGAAGGAGGCATCGCTGACCCGAGTCAACCCGCCGTGTATAACGGAGATATCCCCAAGTGCAATGCGGAAGAAATGCCTATGTATTAATTTAAACAGAAAGTATTTCTAACTAGTATATAATGGATTCTCACTTTGCTGTTCTGGACAAACGAACCGCTAAATTATCTAAGGAACGGGTTACTCTACAACACCAAGACTGGACTACCGTGACTCTCAATTCGAAGAAAACGAAAGCAACGAAGGCACCTACCGCTCCCAAATTATCCCAAGCACAACAACGAGACAACAAGTTATTGAAAAAGGCGGACAACGATGAATTAAAACACGACAAGGTTCCTCAAGAATTACGAACCAAAATCATTCAAACTAGAGCGAGTTTGAAATGGAAGCAAAAAGACTTAGCTCAAAAATGTAATTTCCCTGTCACTGTGATTAATGAAATTGAAAGCGGGAAAGCCATTTACAACCCACAACACATCCATAAAATTAAGAGGATTCTTAAAATATAATATAGGGTATAGTATAAAATGAGTATATTTGGTTATGGTATAGAATGCAAAAGTGATGGAAGTTTTTTTGAGGGAAAACCTGATATAGTTGAGGTAACAGATGTTGAAGAAGTCGTTGACAAGGCTATATTTTGTATAACGTATAAGTGTAGAGACGGCATGTATTTATCTCCGGAAGGTTTATACTATAAGGGTTATGGTTTTAGGCTTAATGCTCAAGAGGAAATGGAGAAAACCGTTAGAGAAATAGGGGAAAACAAATATTTTTGGAAAAGGGGTAAAAAGTTTACAATTTGCAAATATAAATATAAATTTGACGGCCCCAGTTCACCACCAGCCATGGTTGCTAAAATTATGGATTACACACAATATGTATATGCCTTAGTTCCTAAAGAATGGATAACTAGTGATGATTTTTTTGGAGGAGGGCGTAAGAAGAAACGCAAGTATGCTAAACGTAGATCAACTAAACGCAAATCTACTAAACGCAAGTCTACTAAACGAAGATCTAAACAACGCAAATATAAGAAAACTAAATGAAGACGTTAAATTTATAAATTGACTAACGTATATTTTTTGATAATTTTATATAATCAACTATATAAAATGAGTGATATTTTTAATGATAAGAATGCCAAGAAGAAGGCAGAACAAGACGAGAAACTGAAAGAGCTTCATTCCAAGTGGACTCGGGAACAAGAATATTTGTTGGCTGAGTGGGCTGAAAAAGCTTCGTGTTACCGATGGCTTCACGGTAGGGCTGAAAAGAAATATCGTAAAGCCAATTATTCCTTTACCATACCGGTTATCATTATGTCTACCTTAACCGGAACCGCTAATTTTGCGATGGATTCCTTTGTTCCAGAAGAACACAAGAAAACCGCGATGGCCGCTGTCGGAGGTGTCAATATCTTAGCCGGTATCATATCTACCCTACAAAACTTTCTGCGCTACGCCGAGTTGATGGAATCTCATCGTGCTTCGGGTATTGCCTGGTCTAAGTTAAATCGCGATATCTGTATTGAGTTGGCCTTAGATCCACCGAGACGAAAACCCGCTCGTGACTTTTTGAATATCTGTCGCGCTGAGTATGATCGTTTAATTGAACAATCCCCTATGATTGATGATTCAATTATCTCTCAATTTCATCGTAAATTCCCTAAGATTGAAATCAATAAACCTGAGATGTGTAATGGTTTAGACAAATGTGAGATTTACCAGCCAACGAAAGAAGAGAAAGCAGCCGAAATGTTAGCTCATGTCACTACCAAAATGGCAAATAAAAAGAAGCGTATGTTTACGATAGATCAACCCAAACAATCAACTCAAGAACCCGTTAAACACACACACGCTCATCACGAAAACAAACACGAATTAGCTGGATTGGCGGGTTTAGGTAAGGTGAGTAGTTTGAAACATCTACAGGTAAAGCCTAAAAAACGAGCCCCAGGATTATCCAAACAAGAAGTTCAAAAAGAATTGAAAGATGTATTAGAAGAAAGCTTATCTGAAGGAAAGGATTCTGTGGTAGATACTGTGATTGAAGAAGTGGGTGAGCTTATCCCCAAAACCCCTCGTATGGTGAAAACGGTGTCTTTTTCCGATATGGTTCTGGTAGGAGAGGAAGAGGGATCCGAAGATAAACCTCCGGGCGATGAAGAGGATGACAATCACAAAAACACCCAAACGGATGTTGAAATGGGTATTACAACGGAAGATACTCCAAGTAAAGATGAATCGTCTGAAGCGGAACCCTCAAACGTAGAACCCTCAGAAGTAGAACCCTCAGACATAGAACCCGATGTATCTACAGATTTTTTAGAAGGGATTATGGATGAAAAAACACAGAAATAATTATATAGTTTAAATATATATGAAGAAACGAACGTCCCGAAAACGTAATAAACAAAAGGTTTCTAAGAGAACAGTCAAAAAAAATAAGACTATGCAAATTGGTGGGGATGGCTTCAAAACACTCTTGTTGGGGATGTTGAGTGACCGATACATCCCCTTTTTACCCTCTACCCGATGCGTAGCCGATAAACAGATGACACAAACTTATTTATATAGTGTAAGCGCGTATCAATTGTTAAAATTGATAGGTAAATATGATAAATTCACGAATTCACCGAGTATCAGTAAGCTGATTGAAGCGATCAACGTTGAGAGCGAGGAAATGTTTCGTGAGCTAGGAGGTATTAGTGAAATACCTGTATCACGTAAGATTATGTCTAATTTTATTGTGAATTGTTCGCGAATGAGTTACAGTAAAAGCGAACATATGAAGAAATTACATTCCTATGTATTGGATTGTGAAGACTTTTTATCGTTGAAAAATGTCAATTGGTATAAAGTAGCTTTGGGACTCATACCCTTAGATAATGAATTTGAATCGGCGGTTTTAGCCGAGATACGGGACAAACATATTTTGATTGATACCGAAATTTTCAAATATGGATTGAAGCTATTACTCAAAGATGATTCAGTTAGAGAAGTATTCAAGAAACGTATCTTGGATTGTTCTTACAAACCGCAGGGCTTCTTTGACCGATTGTTTGGAACGATATCCTGGGATAGTTATAATGAATGCTTCAAGTGTTCTGATAATAGTTGTGTAGTTGAATTAGATAGTAACTATAAGTCTTTCTTGAATAAAAAACATAATATCAAGACAGTAGATAAGATAAAAATACTCGTATATGCTGAGATTCGTCTTCGGGCAATGTCAAAACACTTTGCCTTAGAGGGACTTCGTATTAGCGATAATCGGTTAAGTAAAGTTAAAACATTACTCAACAAGATACAATTGGAGGATAAACGGAGGTATCCAGGGTATACCAATGATAAAAAGCAACGAACTATGAAACGAATCCAGAGCGGTGGGGTGGAGTTGGCTGTTGATCCCAATGTTCAGGTAGGCGAAGCTAAACCTCTGGTAGGTGAAGCCAAACCTCTGGTAGGTGAAGCCAAACCTCTGGTAGGCGAAGCTAAACCTCTGGTGTCGCCCTTTGAGCCTGTAAATCCCGTA